ATGCCAAAGCAAGTAATTTCGCTTACAGACAGTAAGATCAAATCCTTTTTACGTGAATTAAAACTTAACAATCCCAACGGCTTAAATACTGATGTAAGGCTGTCAGATGGTGCGGGATTAAATCTTCTAATTCGCAAAAATGGGTCGGTAATGTGGCGATTCGACTACACACGGCCAGTCACAAAAAAAAGAAATACCATGTCCATTGGTTATTACCCTGAGATTACTTTGGCAAAAGCACGCGATTATCGTGAACAATTTAGGGCATTATTGGCAGAAGGTAAGGACCCACAAGTAGAGAGACAGGGCGTAGAAGAAAAAGAAAGACTTAAACAGCAAAATACTTTTAAAGCGGTAGCTGAGTTATATAAAAGCAAACAGCGATTGGCTGAGGCTACTGTGATACGCAATGAGCGCATCTTTGAAAAACTTTATCGAGACATTGGTAATTTGCCTATTGCAGATATAACGCCACGTGACTTGGCTAAAGTTATCGAAAAAGATGAAAACAAGGGATTCATTGAATCCGCCATGAGAATTAGATCAAAAGCATCGCAGGTATTTCGTTTTGCCGTAAAAATGGGTTTGTGTCAGCGAGATATTGCTCAAGACCTGTCTGGCACCATTACACAAAGAGAAAAACAACACTATTCAGCATTAACTGATCCGTTTGACTTCGCACGATTGCTTTTTGATATTGATAACTATGAATCGCAACTTGTACACGTAAAGTTTGCGTTACAGCTGGCACCTTTGGTTTTTGTACGCATTGGAGAATTAAGAGCTGCTAAGTGGGCTGATATAGATTTTGATAATGCTACATGGTCTTACACGCCATCCAAGACTTCTGCAAAAACAGGTTTGAGCCATATTGTGCCGCTATCAACTCAAGCTGTAGCGATTTTAAAAGAAGCATATAACTTCACGAACAATTCAATTTATGTATTCCCATCACGTTCTGATAAAAACCGCCCTATTTCCAATATGTCAATTAATATGGCATTACGTCGCATGGGATACGGAAAAGAGGAAATGACAGGTCATGGCTTCCGAGCGATTGCACGCACATTGCTTGATGAAGTCTTGGAATTTCCATTGGAGCTGATTGAGCAGCAGCTTGCGCACCAAGTCCGTGATATGCACGGCAGGGCATACAACCGAACAAAGCATTTAGACAAAAGAAAAGTGATGATGCAGCGATGGTCAGATTATTGTGATGAATTAAAACTGCAATTTGAATCATCGAAAAATATTAGATATGACGAAAAAAAGCCCTCATGATACGAGGGCTTGTTTTTTATTGAAGTGAGCATAAATAGTCGACTTCCACCAGTGTTTATATCCGCTTTCACTTACCCAGTCAGGCTCTGGAAATTGCTGAGATTCAATCATCTTGATGATAGATGCACGCGTCATACCGACCATTTTGGTGACTTCACTTGTCTTTAAAAGGCGATCTTCTTCACCATATAAGGCGTTTTCCATCCTCACACCTCACTTAAACCCACATTTACTACAAAACACACCACAGCGAACCGTGAACTTTTTACACATGAAGCAGTATTCAGTCATCACACACCACCGAATATTTGACGCAATGCTGCGACTACTTGCTTGATTTCATCTTCAGTGCGCCACCATAATTTAGGAATTGATTTTTGGTATTGGTATCCACTTGCAGAATACTCAATATAGCCACGCTCATCGCAACAATCATCAAGCACATACACCTCCTCGCCCTCCTTATAATTTTCCCCACATGCAGGAACTTCAACACCATTAATGGTGATGGTGCGTGGTTTTAGGCGGAATTTTCTATCAGAAAGAAATGCACCCACCTCCCAAGACTTATCAACACCCCACCATGCGCTGCCATTAAAATTCTCAACTTCCTCACCATTCGCCAGCGCAATTAACGCCTCTTTACCACTAATTAGATTAGTCATGGTTTTGCTCCCGCTCATCAAGTGCCGCTTTAACACCAATTGCAATAAGCTCTTGCAAGCGCTCATAAGTGACCATGTTTTCCATTTGCTCAACAAGTTTATTGTTGATTTCAAATTGTTCTAGCAGGGCTTTTTCGGATTGGGCTTTGGAAAAAATCCATGCTTCCCAAGCAAAGGTTTTACAATAATCATCACCGCCCGCACGGTGGTATTGACCTTCATCACCCCACCACTGTTCAAAAAGATCACTTTCTTTCAGCAAATCCATCACGCCACCTCAACTTGCTAAAGGGTTTTGTTGCAAAAGATTGAAAATCTTGTCGTAAAAAGACACGTGAGTTTCAAACACTTCATTCCCAATACGCACAAAAGTTAAATCACCAACCTGCACGATAATCGCACCACCATCAAAAACCATAGATTTGGTTTTATCACCCTCAAAAACATTGACGCTTGCCTTTGGATTTGCATCAAGAAATTCTAAAAACTTTTCACCAACTTCCATCACGCCAACTCCTCTAAAAATCGCTTACCACAATCTAAATACTCATTCAGAAAAATCTTAAACACTGGCAAACAAGGCTTGTTCATCTTTAAATTTACAATTTCAATTTGCTTATGCTTTGCTTTCCAAACGATTAAATAATCATTACCGTGCTTTCTGCCATTCCAACCATTTTTAACCAGCCATTTTCTGAAATATGGAAGCAGTGAAAGCGGTATCGTTTGCTTTTTTCTCATGTTGCTTTCCTTGTATGGCCACACTCATTTTTGAATGTGGCCAACTTCAATTACTCGAACATATCCTGTTGGTTTTCGATGAACTCTTTCCGCTGTTTGTACTCTGTCAGTAGCTCGGTTTTATGCTCTGCTAGTAACTTGTCTTTGTTTTGATTCATCAACTCTGCAACGTTTTTAAGCTCATCCACAGTTTTTGAATTAGCGATTGAAGTCATCAAACCACCCATCACAGATTTACTTTTGATAGGGTCTGGCGCTGCAGCTGCCGTTTGTTGCTGTTCAGGTTGAGTCTGCGGCTTCTCAAACTTGGCACGTACTTGTTCAATATTGGCTTGCAAATACTGTGCATCTGGTTGAGTTAAAGCCGCATCATTTTCGATTTGTTCTTCAATATCCAGCACGTCTGCCAGTGACTTTGCTGTATTTAAAGCTTTGGCATATTCCTTTTTCATTTCTGCTGAGCTTGGCTGTTTCTTTTGCTGTACTACAGCTTCGGCTTCTGCTTGTAATCGCTTTAATTCATCAACATTTAGTTCAGCATTAACAACTTCACCCGATGTTTCGGTTGGTGCGTCCTCAATTACAGTTTCTTCGGTGGCTTTCGGCTGCGCCTTTGTTTTTTTGGTCGTCGCTGCTTCTGAATACTTCTTATATTGAGCATTCAAAAGTTTGTCTAATTCGGTTTTTTCTTTATCCGAATATTTTTCAATGTCAGCAGCAATCGTATCCAATTCATCTAAAGTTTTCGCTTGCAGGATTTGCTTTTTGACTGCGCCAAGATCATGTTGAACTGAAACAGTTGCAGTGTCTGGTGTCACATCAATGATGCGATCATGTTCTTCTTCTGCAGAACGTAAACCCATTAACAACTCAGGTGCATAAACACGGCCAAAGAATGATGCAGCACGATAGCGAAGCATCTGCTCAGGCATGGTCTGCCACTTACTGCCGTTTTTACCGTACCAACCTTCTTTAACCGCCATTTCCATAGTAATTTTTGAAGATTCGATACGTTCACCAGTTTCACGTTCAATCGCCCAAGCTACACAAGTTAGGTTTTTAACCGTGACTTTCTTTGCAACTGTTTTCTTTTGGCGGTTTTCCCAAACAGTTTCCTGATACTCAACTTCGGTTTCGCCTAAATCCTCTAGGTCAAAACGCAGGGCGGAGAAGCGACCACAGCTATTGATTGCTGCCATGATGAATTGAGATGACCACGCTGGACGGCCTTCAATTAAGTAAAGGTTTTGCATCACCATGAGCGGATCAGCACCCATGCGGTTAGCCATATTTAAAGCGATAATGCAGTTCGATAAGCCGTTCGGGTTTTCTTCGTCACGGTACTGCATGTTGCCAAAGCTATCTTTCCCAGCTTTGACTTTTACAACAGAACGATACTGTTCAGGCACAAGGGTAGAGCTTGCAAGCATTTTGGCAATGCGCTGTGAAAGTTCAAAAGCTTCTAAGTTTAAAAGGCCAACTGAATGAGCTTGCTGTTGTGCAATTTGAGTTTGAGCGTTCATAATAAAATTCCTATAAAAATCAATTAAAGTCGTTTTCTAAAGCTTGTTTTGTCATGTATGACGGCAGAAATATTTCTTCCATTTCTAGCGAGTACCCACCCCATTCATTAATGAGTAACGATTCAGCCAGTAGAGATTTGGCTTTGTTGTATCGCGCCTCACCAACGCTTAAAAACAGGTCGGATGCTTTGTATTGCTTGACGTTGAAAGGGATAGCACTTTCAGCCACAAGAAAAATAAAAGGTGGCTTTTCTTCAGTTTTGTAATATTGCTGGAAGCCTTCACGGTACATTGCAGCAGATAAGTCATAACCAAAATTGGCGCATTTGCGTGAAAACTCATTTGGACGTGCATCAGTTGTGGTTTTTAAATCCAAAATCATGCCGTTTGGAAATACATCACACGGTACAATGTGAAAGTCTGGACGGACGCGCAGCTGTAAATCAAACACTGGATCCGTATAGAAGATGCTTGCTTCTGCCATGCCGTAGTTGTTTTGCATATCTGCATACGAACTCAGCATTTTTAGGTTAGCCACAATGCGTTTAGCGCCTTCCACTTGTTCATCTGTCACTAGAATCTTGCCTGCGTGCGCTTGCTCCCATGCTAAAGCTTCTTCTTTGCCAGCTTTGGTGCGTCGGTCAAACTTAGGCGCAATTACAAATTCATCATCAAACTGTTCGGGTTCAAGGAATAGGGTGTGTGCTAAGGTGCCAAAATCCATAGATGCCTTAGATTCACGTTCAACTTCTTTCAAAATGTGGTTTGAGTAGAAATGAGCGCCTGAACGCAACATATCTTTCAGTTGGCTTGAACTGTGTTCTGGTCGAGCGTGATATTCATCATTGCTCATTTGCTCAACCATTAAGGCATTTAAGCCTGGTGCGATAAGTGTTGTCATTTAACACCCCCAATTTTGACCATGCGCTCAACTTCACGCGCTTGTTCACGGTCAGCAGTGACAATGCACATATACGCAAGACCAGAAAACAGAAGGAATAGGAACAAGCCAGCAAAGAAGTTGCTGCCGAAGCGTGGTTTTTTACCCCACATTTCTTCATGTGTCGGGTATTGATAAAGGCGCTCAGACGTTTGACTTTTGTTAGCGTCAAACTGTGGCGTATTGCTATGTGATGGGTATTGACTCATAATTGATCTCGCTTTATAGCAAGCCCTGATGCCGTCGAAAGTAGTCAGGGCTTTTTGTTGTTTACGAGATAGAATTTAGCAAAATACTAAATTTAGTACAATACTAAATATGAGTATTTTTTTTAAATTAGTATAGTTTCATACTAAACTTCTGTTTTTATTAGATATAAAAAAACCTGCTAGTGCAGGCAAATTAAGAGTATGTGTCTAGTTGAAATATGTTTTCCAAATGGTCGCACCTATAGCAAAAGCGAATACAACAACAACCACAACCCATACCCACCATAGAAAATATATAAAAACCCCTGAACTTAAAGCATCCTTTTTAAAAATACCTTTGGTGGAATCTCGGAAAACCATCAAAGAACCAATAAACAGTATAGGCATAACTATATATTTAAAAAATAATGAAAAAGAATTTTCAAATACATACTCAATATTTGTAAATTCAAATAAAATAAATAGAGAAATAAGTGAAAAAATAAAAACAAATTGCCAATTTATGCGGTAATAAATCCTTTTTATTGACTTTGGTGCTTTCATTTTTAAATTTTCCTATACAAACCAACTACCTTTCCAACTAAGCGGCAATCTTCGGTTAGTTTAATGATCTGCTCAGGCCAATTAGGGTTGAGCGGCTGCAAATATTTATTAGCCCCCTCAATAATTAACTTTTTAAAAGTAGCCTCGCTTTCGCCATGACAGGCCACAATTACTAAGTCATCGGTCTGTAAGTCAAATGTTTGTATGTCAGGGTTGATGTAAATTCGGTCACCTGGCTTAAAGTCTGGACTCATTGAATTGCCAACTACGACTAAACCATAGCCGTTTTTTCCACAATCTTTGTTTGGCGGCAACCATTCTGCCACCTCTGTATCTTTAATAACGGTTTCAATTGGACTGAAAGACCCAGCTGCAACCCACGAAATAACAGGAATTTGACGACCCTCTAAGCTGATTTTTTCTGACAGGTTAATATTGTTGTCTAGTTTTACAGTGTCTTTATTTTTGCCGTGTGAAACATCCATATAACCATGACTTAAGCCAAATGCTTTCTCAATCTTTCTAGCCATAGCAGTTCCTACAACTGCAGGCTTTCCATTTCTCCCGATTGTTCCATTAATAATTTGGCTGATGTATGCAGGCGCAGTCGGCACAGCATTAGCAAAATCTTTTTGAGAGCCGTTAGCTTTCAACTCAATAAGCTCTAACAGATTCGCTTTTCTAATTTCTGAAATATCCATAATTAAATAATCTAGTAAAAAACTAAAAAAAGGAATGTGTAAAAAACTAAAGATGATCTTGCATTAAGTTTAGTAAAATACTAAATTACATATATTGGTAATTTAGGTACTCACTATGACTGCAAAAACATCAACACATACCAAGGTTTCAAAAAAACGTGTTGGTTTGCTTAATTTCTTGAAAGCTATTCCAACTGAAAAAGACCTTTCTAAGTTTGCTAAAGACTGCGGAACAACCACTGGCAATTTAATGCAGATCGCCTATGGCGGCAGTGTGTCTGCAAAACTTTCAAAAACAATCCATGAAAAAAGCGAATCAAAAGTTCTTTTGGTCGAATTACGTCCAGATATTTTTTCTTAAAAATGGAATTTGCTATGTCTGAAAAACTTACGGAGAGCATCACTTTCAAATGCACGTATGAAGAAAAGCGTGAATTTGAAGCGATAGCCAAAGCCGAAAAAACCGATGTTTCTAAATTAAGTCGTGTTTGCATGAATCAAAAAATCTCGGAAGTGAGGGAATACCTAAATTCTCTCAAAGCCTTTGCACGTCTTACCACAGAAACGATAGACACAGATTTTATGCTGACAGCGCAGCCACGAATTATTGATGTCACCCCAAAACCGCAGGCACAAAAAAAGCTCAACTGTTGCGACCAGATGAGCTTCTTTGCCGTTCACTCAGAAAAGTAAACGAGGTAATTCAAACATGCCAAATTTAGCACGAATTGCGGAGGCTGTGAAGATATGAGTACAGCACAAGTTATTAACTTTCCAAAGCAGACTCCGCAGCCACAACAAGAGGCTGGATCAATGTATAGCGATAAGTTTACCCAAGGCTATGTAATGTCTAGTCGCTTGTATCGTACAGAAGTATTTCCATTTCTGAGCGATGCTGCACGTAACGTCTATGCAGAGCTGGAAAACCGCATTAATGGGCATAACAAAGAGTCGGATTTTGTTAGCTACTCACAGTTGCAGGGTGGGGAATTAACAGGTTCGCGTAAATTAAGCTCTAGAACAGTAACTATTGCTGTTAAAGAGCTTCTTAAATTAGGCGTTATTACTGTTATCGCTACAGGTAAACAGGGAGTTAAAAAGTATCGAATCAATGATATTTCCTTGATAGACCACTTTACTAAGGAAAGCACTTTACAAAGTAAAGTAGTTGAGGAAAGCACTTTACCTAGTAAAGCAAACCACTTTACTAAGGAAAGTGAAACCACTTTACCTAGTAAAGACACAATAGATAATAAGAATATATTAGAAGATGATGATAATGCGCGCGAAGATTTTCAGCCTCAGCAAAACCGTCCGTTGAATTTTGTTGAGTATCATCCGAAAGACCGAACAGCAATTTCGTTCAAAGACCTTTGCAAAAAATATTCAGCGCAAATTGATTTTCAAGATCAAGCCAAAATCAATTTTCCAAATCACGCACCAGAACGCATTTTTGAAAATCTCAAAAAAATGGCGCAGTGGTCGCTGGATAAATCAAATCACACACCGCAAAAGTGGATGACCATCTGGTTAGACACGTTCATGAAAAACATGCCGAGCGACGCAGAACTTGCAGCACAGCAAGCACGCAAAGCCAAGGCAACACCAAAAACCAAACCGCAAAAGAAATATCACCGATACGGCCAAGCGCAGTATCAGCAGCCTGCTATGCGCGATGTAGGGGGTAATCATGAGTAACATCCAGCAGTACCAACAAGCCTTTGCAGTCGATTTTCCAGTTGAAATTGCAGATCAAATTTTGGGACACATGCAAGCACTGTACGGCGATCTGTTCGATAAAAAATACGGCGAAATTGATTCAGAACACCTGAAAATCACGGTTTGCCAAGTCCTAAATGGATTAAGTCCAGCCGATTTACAGCGCGGTATTCAGCGTATGAGCACTGAAAAATGGTGTCCGACACTGCCTGAGTTACGCAGCTGGTGTATCCACGATTCAGATTGGTGGACAGCCGAACAGGCTTGGGCTAAAGCATTGAATTTTATTGCTGATGATTCGCAAGCAATCACGACACTGGCAAAACGCTCACTGGACGAAGTGCAGCACGTTTTGAAAACCGAAGGGCAAAAAGCTGCTCACCGTGCGTTTGTGGATATTTACAACGATTACCAGAGCCGAGCAAAAAAATTAGGACGTGTGCAAGTCATGTGGGTAAAACCCAAAGCCATCGCAGCACCGCAGGAATTGAACGAAAAGGGTACGCCGTTGCCATCAGAACTGGCAGGCATGCGAGATCAGATTTTTAGACGCGCAGGGAGAGTGGCATGAATATCACGCTCACAGAAGTAAAAAATTCATTGCAGGCTTATGCACGTAGCAAGGGGCGTCCTGAATACACGCATTACGCCGTGAAAGCTGTGCATTTTGCTATTGCAAACGGTTTAGATCATCCGTTGAAAAGCCTTGTTTCAGTTAGTCCAAAGTCAATCACGGCGCAAGTTTCGGAATTAAAAAAGACAATTTTGTTTAGTGATGATGCTGAACGACTTGCACGGAACCGCATTGCGGCAGCTGAAACCATAGAGCTTGGAGAAAACACATTTATCGGTGAGTGCAAGCATCACGGTTTTGTGAAATTTACGGTTTATCGCAAGGCAGGTTATGTCTGCAACAAGTGCAAAAGGGAGTTAAAGGCATGAATGATTTAAAAACACTACGCGACAAGTTAAACGGCTCAATTCGCCACAACGAGGATGAGGCTGAACTACAGGCCCAATGGGACGCATTGCATCAAGCCATGGAAGATGAACAGGCGGCTGAAGAATTTGAACGGAGTTTTAATGAGTAATCTACGTTGGTCTGAAAATCAGCTAGAAGTTCATTTGAATAGGCATAAATTACGCAAGGATTTCGCCACAGCGCAATTTAAAACTGAAAATGATGCAAAGGTACAGGACGCACAGCAAAACGCAACACAAGCGATTACAGCGCAAAATAAAACACATCAAGAAAAAACAATTTTGGATTGTGAAATAGCGACGATTCCACCGAGTGTAAATCATTACTGGGTAGCTTCAGGAAAGCGCCGTTATTTGAGCGACAAAGCACGTGATTTTCATGATGTGGTCAGCATGTTGGTACCACGAATCAACACAGCAGCACGCTTAAAACTTGATGTGACGTTCCATTTTCCAAACCGCCTGCGTCGTGACATCGACAATTACCTAAAAGCGACCATCGACAGCTTGGTGAAGTGTGGGCTGTGTGTGGATGATGAGCAGTTTGATGAGCTGATTGTTAGACGTGGTGATGTGGTCAAAGGTGGATTAATAAAAATTAAAGTGCTGGAGATTTAGTAATGGAAAGTCTGGTGGATTTAGTAAGTTCAAGCACTGACCCTCGCGCGCGCGCGCGTTTTCAAAACCTTCAATTAAAAAAGAAGGTTAAAGAATTTCGTGTGGCGATACGTGGATATAAACGACCAGACTTCAACCGCATGATTTTAGACCTTTGCAAACTCGGCTGGACACACGAAAAGATTGCTTTTGTTTTGCCAGTTGCAAACGCCAGTACCGTGTCTGAATGGGCACGTGGCGGCAAACCTAATTACGAAAATGGAGAGGCATTTGTGATGCTATGGAAAACTGAAACAGGTATTGAGCGTGAACCACGTGAAGGTGAGTGGCAAACGTATAGATACACCGTAGGGCAGTTAGATATTTTTGAAGATGGCGGTTTGTGTGACCAAGTGATTAGTGAGTTGGATCGGGAGATTAAAGGGTAATGCCACCTGACTACACCCACATCGAAAAAGACGGCACACCATGGAAGAACATCAATAACGATTGGTATTTTTGGCGTGATGGCTGGGGATGGATTGCATATATTGGTCCCAAGCCTGCGAGTTTTTTTAATAAGTTCAGGTAAAAAACACCCAACAAACCGCCACACATTACCATCCAAATTGACCCTATTCGACAACCATTGAATAGGGCTTTTTTATGTCTACACGTCGCGCAACTCGAACACCAGGTGCAAAAGAACTTGAGCCAACAACACAAGAACAAGCAGATCAGGCATTGGAAGAAATTCTAAATGATGCATCTGAAGGTGCATTAGTACCCGCTGAACAATTTGATGCTGTAGCGCAAAAGCTTGCTGAAGCAGAAGCAAAAATCAAAGCGCTTGAGGCTCAATCAAAAGCAACAGCACAACCATTTCAATCACAAGCTACCGAAGTTAAACGCACTCAAAACGTATTGACTGAACACGGTTGGGATTCAGTGGAGGAATAATCATGGGTTCAAAACCAAAAGTTGTGCAGCAAGACCCTGAAGGTGATGCACGTCGTGCAGCTGAGAAAGCAACAGCAGAAGCGAATACTAAAAAAGCAATGCGTCGTACTGGAAGCTCAACAGGTAGCGCAATGAGTGTATTGGGCAGCCAAGATGGTGGTAAAAAGCTGACAGGTTTTTCTGGTGCATTTTCTACATTTTTAAATGACCAAAAATCAAAACTAGGCGGTGGCTAATGCAAAACGACGCTCGAAAATTCTGTGCTCGTCTTGGGCACTTAAAGGCTGCACGCTCACAGTATGAGTCGCATTGGTCTGAGTGCTACAAATACGGTGCACCAGAGCGTCAGCAATCTTTTTCAGGATCAGACGTAAAGGGTCAGCGTGAAAATGAACGTGCTGAACTTTACGATTCAACAGCTGCAGATTCTATTCAGATTCTCGTTTCAATGATTATGAATGGGGTAACACCTGCAAACGCTGTTTGGTTTAAAGCACAGCCTGATGGTATAGATGACTTGTCGGAAGTTACAGAAGGTGAACGCTGGCTAGAAGATGTGTGTCAATTCATGTGGCGCAATATTCACGGCGCAAACTTTGACAGTGAAAACTTTGACACGATCACGGACGTTGTGACTGCTGGGTGGGGTGTGATGTATGTTGATATTGACCGTGTGGCAGGTGGTGGATATGTCTTTGAATCATGGCCTATTGGTAGTTGTTTTATCGGATCGACACGCGCAGACGGCTTAATTGATACGATTTATCGTGAACATGAAATGACAGCCGAGGCGATGATTAACACGTATGGCGAAAAGAACTGCCATTACACAGTTGTTGATACCGCTAAGAGTTCACCAGATACAAAAATCAAGTTATTGCATGTGATTCAACCACGTAAGCAGGTCGGTGCAGGGCAGATCAATAAAGCCATGCCGTTTGCTTCATATCATATTGATCAGAGCAATCAGCACATGCTTAAAGAGTCGGGTTATCACGAATTCCCTTGTTCTATTCCACGTCTGCGAAAACTGCCAAATTCGGTCTATGGCAATGGTGAAATGACGCTTGCTCTGCCAGATGCAAAAATGGCTAACGAGCTTATGAAAAATACGGTTCGTTCTGCCGATCTACAAATTGGTGGCATGTGGATTGCTAAGGATGACGGGGTTTTAAATCCGCATACCGTGCGTATTGGTCCACGAAAAATTATTGTCGCAAATGATGTGGATTCAATTAAGCGCCTAGATGATGGTGTGAACTTTCAAATTTCAGAATATTTGATGCGTGATTTGCAGGGTGGTATTCGCAGAAAGCTTAAAGCAGACCAGTTGCCACCAATCGGCACCACGCAAATGACAGCGACAGAAATTAATACAAGAGTTGAGATGATTCGTCAGTTGCTTGGCCCGATGTATGGACGCCTACAAACCGAGTATTTAAAAGCAATTCTTGATCGCTGCTTTGGCCTAGCGTTGCGTGATGGTGCTTTAGGTCAGCCACCAGAAGAACTATGGGGTCGCAATCTTTCATTCAAGTTTATTTCACCATTGGCGCGCAGTCAGCGCATGGAAGAAGTTTTTGCGACAGAGCAATACATTTTGAGCTTATCTAGCATGGCGCAAGTGGATCAAACCATTTTAGACAATATTGATTTTGATGCAGTTGCAGCCGTAACAGGTACTGGCCGTGGTGTGCCGCAGTCAATTATGCGTACAGCAGAAGAAGTTCAGCAACTACGTGAATTGCGACAAAAGGCACAGGAAGAACAGGCTCAGGCACAACAAGAGCAAGCCATGATGGAAATGGCAGGCGGTGCAGTAGCTAAAGGCATTGAGAAACAGATTGGTGCCGAAACAGCAACAGGAGTGATGCAGTGATAATTGCTATAGCGATGATGCTTGTTTTTGGGCTTGTTCTTGCCGTCAGTTGGTGGTTTGAGCTTAAGAAAAACAAAGAGCTTGAGGTATGCAATAACGCATTAAGACAGGAAATTTTCAAGTTAAAACTTTCGAATTCTGCCGAACAAAAAGATGCAGTAACCGAGCAAGGCAATTTTGTGCGAACACGAAAACTACAGCGTGCCACACCAGAAACCTATCGAAATATGTTTGATATGGACCTAAACGGACAGCGCATCCTGGAGCACTTAACAAACGTATTTTGCAAAGATGCTTTCGTGTCAAACGACAAAGGCGGAGAGCGTGAAACATGCTATCGCCTTGGTCAGCAAAGTGTAATCAATTTCATCATTCTGAATATTAATCAAGCAAACAGCCCACTTTACAAGGAACAAGACAATGACTGATCAAACAAGCAATGAGCAAAGCCAACAACCAACTGAGCCAACGCCAAGCGTACTTAATACGCCGCCAGTAGAGCCAAATCCTACCGAACCAAACGAGCAGCCTGCGCCAACTGGTGCGCCTGAATCAATTGACGGTTATCAGGTCGAAGTGGAAAACTTTAATTTTGATGAGTTCAAAGCCATTCCTGAAAATCAGGAGTTTTTAGAGCGTGCGCGTGAAGCTGGGCTGGATAATAGTAGTCTGAATTTCTTGCTCAAGGAATATAACGAGTTGATTCCAGCACTCATGGAAAATAACGCCGTAATGGATAACGAAACCACAGTCAAAACCATGACTGAAGCATGGGGAGCTGAAGCAGAACAGAACTTCGGTTATGCGCAAGCGGTGGCAGGCAATCTGATTGCGAACGGTGTACTGACTGCGGAGGAAGTGAACGATCCGTCGTTTGGCAACAATCCGTTAGTTTTGAAGATGGCGGCCTATTTTGGTCAGCAGCTTAATGAAGATACACCCCCGTCTAACACTCAACAAAATGGTGCAACAGATATTCAATCATTAATGCAATCAGAAGCGTATTTGAACGAAAGCCACCCTGATCACAAGCGTGTTTATGGTCAAGTTCAGAACTTCTACCTAAAGCAATTTAAATAAGGGGTAATGTATGCCTATTGTGAATGAAAATAAAATCACGGCAGCCTTTGTTCAGCAGTTCCATGACAACTATGAGTTGGCATCACAGCAGAATGAATCGCGCTTGTTAAAAACAGTGGTCAATCGTGGAAAAATCGTGGGTGAATCATTCACCATTAACGATATGGGTCAAGTTGAAATGGCGGCTTCTGGTGCGCGTTTTGGTGATACAGCTTGGACGATTCCTGATGCTGGTACTCGTAGCGTCTTGATGAATGACTTTGATCTGTTCATTCCAATCGAATCGCGCGACATTCCAAAGCTGAAAGCACATCCAAACGATAAGTACATCAAGTTGCTGTATAACGCGAAAAACCGCAAAGTGGACGATATTATCTATCAGGCTGCAATCAGTACAATTAATCGCAAAAGTGTTGCGGATAATGGTACGGCAACAACCACGGCAACCGCATTGCCAGCAAGCCAGATCATCCTTTCAGGTTTTGGTACGCTGAAGCAAAAGATTGTTAAAGCAAAATCTATCTTCCGTAAAAACGAAGCCGATGAGCATAACGGTGAGCAGCTCTACATCCTTTACACATCGGACATGCTGTCAAGCATTTTAGGTGATACCACACTTACATCTGCCGACTTTATGGCTGGAAAAATGCTGCAGGATGGTGGTGTGGGTGGTAAATGGATGGGCTTCAACTGGATTCCATACGAAAAACTAAGCCAAGGTGCTGCGGTGGGTGAGCTTCGTACCGTTGCTTACTGTGGTTCTGCAATTCATTTCGGTGAAGCAGATATTACTGGCTTTGACATCACGACACGTGCGGACAAGAAAAACATCAAGCAGGTTGGTGGTGTGCATTCTCTTGCAGCTGGTCGTGCAAATGAGAAGAAAGTTGTTGCGATTGACTTTGTGGTCTAAACAACGTCTTGACCTAGCATCTTGGGCATGAGGTGCTAGGTTTTTTTACACTTTGAGGTTGAAATTTTATTGTGTAGTCCAATATTAAATTTCAAATTAAACAAAAGAGTAAAAGCAAAATGAGTTATGCGGAAATTCAACAGCGTTTACAAGAAGAACGTCAAATTTTAGCAATGCATCAAGAGAATTTAGATGCCTTAATAGAGCGTGGTCCCATACACTTCGTGAGCGAAGGCGCTCTACGTGAGATGCTTCTAAAAAATGAATCCGTAGTGGAAAAATACAATCTGGAATTTAATCGATTGATTTCAGAGATCAATTTATCTGGGCGGAAAATTACCAATCTTAATATTGAATTAAAAAACTTCATTCTTAACAATGGGAAACCATAGGTAATAACTGCTGATCACCCAACAAACCAAACCTTAAAAGCCCACAAGATCATAAAAACTTGAGGGCTTTTTTATGACCACAACAAAAGTATCCATCTGCAATGAGGCGCTAAATTTAATTGGTGCCAAGTCAATTTTATCCTTTGATGAAAATACAGAGAATGCACGCCGTTGCGCTTCAATTTATGACTCAACGCGCAAGGCTTTATTGCGCATGCATCCATGGTCGTTTGCAAAGAAGCGAGTTCAGTTGGCGCCAGTAACCACACATCCAACCTTTGGGTATCGACATTCATTCCCGTTACCAAAAGATTTTCTACGCATCATTAATGCCAATGTTGAAGATTATGAAGCAGAAGGTCGACACATCCTTGCTAATACCGATCTGATTAGTCTGCTGTATGTTTCTGATCAAGATAACGAAGAAATGTGGGATTCATTGTTTTGTGAATGCATGGTTTTTTATTTGGTGCATAAGTTAGCCAAGCCAATTACAGGCAGTCAAGCAGAGTCTGATAGCGCATGGACCAAGCTGCAAAACATGCTTAAGCAAGCACGTGCGATTAATGGGCAGGAACGCCCTGCACAAGACTTTGCAGCAGATTATGAGCCAGCACTGATGGGAGTACGTTACTAATGAAAACCGTACTTATTAAAAACAACTTTAGTGCGGGTGAGCTATCACCAACACTTTATACCCGCACTGATATTCAGCAGTACTCCAATGGCGCCAAGCGCCTTAAAAATGTAATTCCACTGGTTGAAGGTGGTGTGCGCAAACGACCAGGCACGTTAAGTTATGGTGAGCAATCAGGCGCTATTCGATTAATTCCGTTTATTGTGAATTCTAGTAATGCATTTTTGCTGATTCTTAAAAATGGCAGCATTGCCGTATATAACCCGCGCACAAAAGTAGTAGTGGCGACACTAGCTTCACCTTACACGGCAGCGCAAATCCCAAATATTCAATACGTGCAATACCGATTTGAGTTGTTTATTACGCATGGCGAAGTACCTGTGCAGCGTTTACGTTGTGATGAAGATTTTAGCAACTGGAATCTATCGGCTTTTGTTTTTACACACCCGCCAATTGACTCTGATAATGCGCGCTATCCATTTCGTAAGGGCACACCTTCTGGTAAGGATTTGGGTGCATTCATTACTTTCACACTTGATGCGGTATCAGCTTGGTCAAACTCAACCACATATCTTCTAGGTGATGTGGTGATTTATTCAAGCCGGTATTACCAAGCGGCACGTGACAACTCTGCTAAGCAGCCGAACACATCACCAGATGATTGGGTTGTTGTGCCGAATGCTAATGGTGCTGGCTTTACTGCTGATGATGTGGGGCGCTATATCGATGTAAATGGCGGATTGATCAAAATTACGAAGTTTAATAACGCAAATAGCGTCAGCGGTGAAGTGGTAAAAAAATTAGATGCAGTAATTAAGGCTATTGAGCGCTCTTGGGTGATTTTACCGCAGGCTTTTAACGCTACAGATGGCTATCCACGTTGCTGTACTTACTACAAGCAGCGACTTGTTTTGGCGAATACAAAAAAAGCGCCTAATAAAATTTGGTTTAGTGCGGTAGGTGCCAACGGCAATTATCTTGAAACCACAGAAGATGGGGATGCATTCAGCGTCGTATCGGCTTCAGGACTATCAAACAGTATTTTGTTTCTTGAAGCGCAGCGTGGCGTGATTTGCTTAACTTCAGGTGGTGAGTTCATGGTTGATTCCGATGGCGCATTATCTCCAACAACTGTGAATATCAATGAACATAGTGCTTATGGTGCATATTCTGAAACAAGACCTGAACGTGTCGGCAATGAGCTTTTATTTGTTCAGCGTGGTGGTGAGCGTATGCGTGCTTTGACCTATCGCTATGAGGTGGATGGACTTGTGTCACCTGAAATTAGTGCGCTTTCATCACATATTGGTGAGGAACATTTAGGAATTAATGAAATCTCATATCAACAGGAGCCAGAAAGCCTAGTCTGGTGCGTGCTGGGTGATGGGAAAGTTACATCAATTACATTCAATCGTGATCAGGAAGTATTGTCTTGGGCGCAGCATGACTTTGGTGGGGCGGTAAAAAGTATTTGCTCACTACCAACTCAATTGGGTTCTGATTCTGCTTTTATGCTTATTCAGCGCGCAGGGGAAGTTTATTTAGAAGAAATCACTTTTGCTGCTTATCTCGATAGCCAAAGCAACATAACACTTTCAAATACAACGGTTAGCAAGGCACAGTTTAGCCACCTAAACAATATCAGCGCATACATACTGGAAGATGGAACAGTCACTGAAATTGCATTTACTGATACGGGGTCTGCGCTTGAATTTGACTCTTATATGCAAGGTAAAAGCATTTGTATTGGTCAATTGTTTGAGTGTGTCACAGAGTTATTTCCACCTGAATTAAATCAAAACCCATTGTCTAGCATGATGCACAAGGCGAAGGTGGACCGCATTGCATTCTTTTTCAATAAAACGCTAGGTGCGGAAATTAATGGGCAGCTTATAGAAACCTTTACTTTTGAAGATAACTTGCTTGGCCCAAAACCACCGTACACAGGTTTTCACTTAGAAGAAGGCGGGCACTGGGCTGATCTACACAAAGTTCCATTAATCATTACACACAACAAACCGCTGCCTTTTCACATGCAAGCTGTAACCATGCAGCTATCTATCAATGAGAAATGATATGCAAGTTCGACCAGCAACACTAAAAGACATGCCTAGTCTGCTTGCCATGGCGCGGCAATTTATTCTTGAGGCTCCTAACTATTCAGGTCGCGAGCTTGATGAAAATGCTCTAAAAGAAAACCTTACAGCAGTAATTCAGGGGCAGGGCGCTATTTTTGTGACTGAGCATAAGGACGCTTTAACAGGTGGGATCGTCTGTCTGACAACAAAAGATTGGTTCAATAATCAGATTATTGCTTTTGAGCAGGTCTTTTATGTGGTCCCTGAATATCGTTCCACACAGTCAGCACTTTTATTGATTGATAGCTTTGTGGGTTGGTCAAAACACATGAATGCCAAGCGGGTGCAGTGTGGTACCACAACAGGTATTAGCACCGATGGGTGTGTTCGGCTTTATCGCCATTTTGGTTTTACAGAATATGGAATTCTCATGGATTTGGAGCTGTGAACATGAGTGAGATTATTTCACCAGATAACACGGAATTACTGTCTTGCATTCTAATGGATGTGAAAAATCGCTCATACATTGATGTGGTACGTGATGTGCAGCAGCAACTATCTAGCAGCCCAGATCAAATTGAAGTACCCATTCAACACCATTTTGCACCAGGTGTTTATATGCGGCAGATGGATGCGGCAGCAGGCACATTGGTGGTGAGCAAGATGCACCGAACCGAGCACATGAATATTTTATTGAAAGGTTCGCTTACAGTGGCTACTGAAAACGGAATTGAATTACTGAAAGCGCCATGCGTACTTAAATCTATGCCTGGTACAAAACGCATTGGTTATTTCCACGAGGATAGCAGCTGGATCACGATACACCCAACATCCGATACCGACCTTGAGAAGATTGAGCAGCAGGTGATTGTGCCTGACGATGAGATTGATCAGTTCCTTGCGTCACTTCCAAACCGATTAAAGGAGATCGAATAATGTCATGGGCAGCAGTGGCGGTTGTCACAACAGTAGCGTCAGCAGCGTATGCAGGATACACCAATTACCAAAGCAATAAGCACATGGAGAAACAAGCCGAAGCAGATGCAGCGGCTCAATTGGCACGTGGTCGCTTAGAAGCAGAACGCATCCGAAAAGAAAAGGAGAAAGCGCAGTCAAGAGCACGTGCAGCAGCTGCGGAAAATGGCCTTGATGTGAATGAAGGCACTTCAATTGTGATTAATGATCAGATTGAACAAGACGCCAATTATGATGCAAATATGGCTGAAATTACAGGATACAACAGCTCTCAGCGACTCAAGGCTGAGGCAAGCGTACATGCAAAAAATGCACAAACTGCAATCGTATCTGGTGCGCTAAATACAGCCAGTTCTGGTATGAATTCCTATGGCGCAACTAAGGGGTGGAAATAATGGCTAGAATCCCGATGGGCAATTTTGGTAATGCGATGCCAGAAGTAGATCGAATCCAAATGCCACAGCGCAACACAGGACAATTGGCGCAGGCTGTAAAAAATCTTGGTGATTCTCTTTACGCAAGAGCTGAACAAAAAGACAAGCAACTGCAGGAACAAGAGGTATCCGCTAAACGCCTTGAGCTGTATCACAATGCTTTAGATGAGCAAGAGGCTAAAGTTAAGCTTGATGATGTAATGACTACTGAGATGTCAGAACAAGTCACCTTGCTTAAAAACGATGTGTCTAACGGTGCCATGACTGCAGATGCAGCCAGTCAGACTTTTAAAAAATGGTCAGACGAGCGCTATAAGCAGCTTGAAAACGATATGCCGATGCATGCACGGCAAAACCTTAAAAACTATTGGGATGCCAATTCAACCAAACAGACACCAGGCTTTTTACCATTGCAGCTTCGTGCAGACGTTCAGAAGGGCGTGGTGCTAGCTGATCGTATAACCGATATTGCGACACGTTATGAGCGTAAACAAGGCCGTGAATATCTTGAAACAAGCCTTGCAAGTTTAAACTTGCCCGAAGCAGATAAGCAGGCGCGTTTATACAACTATGAAACCACACGTGATGTTTTGGATATTGATGGGCGTATATCTGCAGCGGTTGAGGGTAATAATATAGCCGATCTACAGACACTGGTATCTGATTTAGACAACGGCAAGTATGGCTACATTGACGGCCCAACAGCACAGCAAAAAAAGAACATGGCATTAAGCCGCATTGATGCGCTGAATAAACAAGCCGAAGTGCAGGAAAACAAGCGGGTACAGGTCGCAGGCAAACTATTTAACGATTTTAAAACTCAAGTCATGACTGGTCGTGCATTAGATGATGACTATGTAAATAACGTGGGTGAGTCTGTCAAAGGCACAGAACATGAAGGTGAATATCAGTTTTATAAGCAGCAGTCTTTGAACTTTGGGCGTTTTAGTAAACTCAGCACAAGTGAGCAATTAAAGTTAATTAACGAACAAAAAGCCAAAGCCAAAAACAGCAAGTCAGCAGACCCAGCGTCGGAAGAAAAGATTTTAGGCGTGTATGAATCTATCTATGCTGAAAAGCTTAAAACGGGACAAAACAACCCAAATCAGTTGGTGGCTGAGGCGGGGATTCAGGTCAATACAATTGAACCTGCAGAATTGAAAACCAACCCTAAAGGCGCAGCACAAAAGATTGTAGATAACGCTACAAGTCAATTGGCGCTAAAAGATAACAATATCAAGCTTGCACCTATTTCACAGGAAGATTTACCAAACGCGAAAAAGGCTTTTGATGCCATGTCGGTGAATGACAAGCTGAATTTTATTGGTGGCTTAATTTCAGAATCTAAAGGTGTTCAAAGTGGCAATGCAATTTGGGGTGCAACTTTAGGGCAGCTTGGCGGTGGTGACTTGTCGTACATCATGGCAGGTGTGGCGCGTATGAATAATTTTAAGTCTACCCAAGGTGAGGATGTTGCGACTGCAATTATTAGCGGCACACAGGCGCTTAAAAACAAGCAATTGATTATGCCAAAGGATGACATCCTAAAACAAAAGTTTAGTGAATATGTTGGAAATTCTGCCTCGGGCAACACAGCAAATATGAGTTTTGCAGCGTTTAAGTCTATCTATGCACACTTAACTGAGCGTAACAGCTATCGGCATAAAGACAAAGATGATTTTGATGAAGGGATGATAAATACAGCATTAAGTATGGCTACTGGTGGCGTGTACGACCAAGGCAATTTTAAAAACACGGTGGGCGGGAAGATTAAAGATTGGAAAGTATCTAAGCCGTATGGCATGGATGACACTTTGTTTGAAGGGCATTTAGCCAAAGGCTATGCACAAATTGCCAAACAAACAGGTTTATCTGTATCTGATCTTGAATCTTTGCGCTTGCGCCGTTCAGATCGTCGCTCACCTAAAGGTGAAATTCAATACGACCTAATCAATGAGCGTGGTAATCCGCTACAAGTTGGTGGCGTTGTGTGGCGAATCAATATTGAGGGGGCGACCAAGTAATGAGTAACTGGTTATCTGAGTTTTCAGGCGAAGAACAGCGCCAAGTTGATGAGCTAAACAAACAAGGCATCACAGGCAAGCCGACACAGAAAAAAGAAGTAGGTTTATTTGATGGTGCTGCATCTTCACCATTTCGCGGTGCAGGTGCAGGCTTTGCTAAGGTTGCTGATACGATTGCCACGCCAATTGATGCATTGTCTGACCGCCTTGCCTACACCTTTCAAGATGTGCATACCGATGAATTTTTAGAGCCATATTCTGCATACAAGGAACGCCAAAATAAAAAGCGTGATGACTTGGTTTATGGTGGTATTGAAGCCTTAGAAGATAAGGAAAACACAGGCTTAGTCGGGAATATTGGTTTTAGTCTTGGTGACTATGCGACACGTGCGGTAACAGGTAGCGCGGTTGGTGGTGTACCAGGTGCAATTGCTGCAACAGGATTATCTGAAACTGATTATGTTTATGGTGATTTGACGCGACAAGGCGTGGATGAAGCCACAGCCGCCAAAGTTGCTGTAACAGATGGCGCTATTGCTGCGGTATCGACAGCATTGCCTATGTCATACGGCTTCAAAGGTACAGGTGGCATCATTAAGGACGGTTTGCTATCGGTTGGCGGTGCAACAGCATTGTCGCAAGGTGGGCAGGCTGTAAGTGGTGCAATTTTAGATTCTGCAGGATATGAAAAGCAGGCCAAAAAATACGAAGTCACAGCCGAATCAGTCACAACCGATGTTTTACTGAATACTTTGTTTTTTGGGGCAGCACGTGGGGCAAGCCGTTATTTAAATGCAGATGCCACACCTGAACAGATTGAAGCACGTACTACTCAGCAGCAAGCCGCATTGGTGCTAAATGAAGCAGAATTTGACGATGCTACAATTCCAGTCACACCATCTAATCCAATTCAGCATAATAACCATTTGGTGAATATGCGCGAAGCAACCGAGTCAATAAAAGCAGGTCGGCCTGTTAAAATTAACCGTGCCGTTGAGGGTGAAGAAAAGCAGAAGCCAGTCAACTACAGCACTATGGCGATTCCGACCAATGCCAAAACCATTGCACATAAGGCACAGCAGGCAGGCATTAATCCATCGGTGGCATTAACCATTGCACACATTGAAACAGCGGGTACTTTTGACCATACAGCCAAGAATCCAACATCTACAGCACACGGTTTATTCCAAGTTTTAGATAAGACTTGGAAGCAGCAAGGCGGTGGTGATCGAAATAATATTGATGAACAAATTCGCATGGGTTTTAAGCACATGCAGAATGCAGAGAAGTACATCAAGAAACAGATTGGACGTGATCTGCAACCACATGAGCATTATTTAGGGCATTTGCTTGGGCCAGCTGGCGCAGTCAATGTTTTAAAAGCTGACCCAAATACACCGCTCATTGATATTGTGCGCAAGTATGACCCTAAAAATGCCAACGATATTGTGAAAAATAACGGCATGTCTGGTCTAACCGCAGGGCAAGCGATTCAAAAGTGGCAGCAAAAATGGAACACTTTAAGCGCGCGTTATGGTGGCGGTGGTACAAGTACGGTAATGGGTTTAGATGGCTCATCGTATGATGTTGCTTTTGAAGTCAAATCACTTGGCGAGCTGATTGCATCCAACGACCTTGCGTATGGTGTGAATCCGCTTTATCCAGCAGAACTGCAGCCACGTGATCGTACTCGTGAAGCATCACGCCAGCAGATTGAAAACATGGCCAATGATTTACGTCCTGAATGGCTAGGTGAGTCGCCCAAGCTTTCCGATGGTGCGCCTATTGTGGGCATGGACAACGTAGTGGAATCAGGCAACGGACGTACTCTAGCTATAGGCAAAGCATACGAAAGCGGCAGAGCAGATGCCTATCAACAATTTGTGGCTGACTTTGCAGCATCACGCGGCATGGATATTTCAGGCATAGATCGTCCAGTTTTAGTGCGTACACGCTTGACTGATACTGACCGTGTACAATTCACACAATTAGCCAATCAAACCGATGTGGCGCAATTCAGCGCAACTGAGCGTGCCAAAACCGATGCAGACCGTTTGCCCGATACATCACTAATAAGACTTAATGTAGATGGCAATATCAATCTTGAGCAAAGCATGGATTTTGTGCGTAGCTTTGTTAGCCAACTACCGAAGTCTGAACAGGCTTCTGTCATTACTGGTGATGGGCGCTTATCACAAGATGGTAAACGCCGTATTGAATCAGCCATTGCCCAACGTGCCTACAATGATTCAGGCTTAATTGCCCGATTATCTGAAAACTTGGACGATGACAGCAAAACGGTACTGAGTGCATTGTTGCGTGCTGCACCGCAATTAGCACAGCTGAATGACTTAGTGAAGCAAGGTGGACGGCACAGCAACACCTTAGCCGATGATTTAGCACAGGCAGCGCAAAAGCTCAGTGACTTAAAAGCCAATGGTCAAACTGTGCCTGATTATCTCAACCAAGGTCAGCTGATCGAGGATGGTTTAAGTGATGGTGCAAAGCAGTTTTTAAACGTATTTGATAGCAATAAACGTAGTGCTAAAGCTATTTCAGACAATATTCAGTCTGAAATTGATCGCATCGAGGGGATGGGCGACCCACGACAAGGTTCGTTATTTGGGGATAGCCCAGAAGAACAGGCGGCATTAGATGTTATTTTGCAAAACCCTGATCAGGAGATTTCGGTTAGCCGCATGCGACCAGATGGGGAAATGGAAGAAATCACTATGACCTTGCGTGAACGATTGGATGAACTGGAAGCCGAAGCACGTCAGGCACAAGAAGATACTTTGGCGACTCAAGCAGCCATTAGTTGTGCTTTACAGTTTGGAGAGTAATCTGCTTATATGATGTGATTTTATAATAATAGGTTGTGATTATGTTGACTGTTATTTTTGTTGTGTCCTTAATACTTGTTTTTTGGGTTACTAAGCTGAATGCAGAAGTAAAAGAACTAAGGAGTATCAATCAGTATAATTTTGAAGTTTATCAAAAAAAGTTTGCTGATATTGAAGATGCTTTTCGTTTTGAGAAAGAGCAATATGATCATCTTCTTGAGCGCATACATGACCTGGAAAAAGAACAGAATAAACATATTAATTAATCCATTACCCAACAAACCAAACCCTAATGAATGCTCAGATGATGAAAATTATCTGAGCATTTTTATTATGAAAGACCAATGCAAGGCTGCCGTAGCCAAAGCACTCGGCAAAGCATCATTAAATCAACAAGAAGCACAGCAAATTGAACAGCGCATCAAAGATGCAATGAAAGCATTAGCAAAGCAGGATATTCAGAACTGGCGTAATTTATCCGATGCCGACAAGCTCACCAAAGCAGGCGAGTTTGTGGCGCAAGATATTCAGGCGCAGTTAAAACGAAAGCATAAGATTGCTGCGCAAGATATTCTCACCCAAAACAAAAACCTTGCCTTACTAGATCATCCAACATTATCGGCTAGTGAAGTTGTAGACCGTATGGTGGCACCGCATGGCGATATGTCAGGCATCCAGTCTATTGATTCTAAAGCACGCGCGATTGCGTCTATTTACCGCGGTGAAATGGTGGACTTTTACACCAACATAAAAGGTGGTTTAGGTGTATTTACCGATGCTGATTTGGTTCAAAAAATTGTCCGTGAGCGATTCAATGATAGTACAGGCGACCCGTTGGCTAAGCAGATCAGTGACAAAATGGGAGAAGTCTTTGAAAACATGCGCGAACGCTTTAATCGCTCAGGTGGTGATATTGGCAAGTTGGATGATTGGGGATTGCCGCAGACGCATAGCCTAGAAAAGATTGTATTAGCTGGCAAACAAGCATGGGTACAGAAAGCAGAAGGCTTAATTGATACTTCAAAGTATGTGCATGAGGATGGCACATTTTATTCACAGCAAGAAATCCGTGAATTACTAGAATACTCATACGACACATTGAGCAGCAACGGTGCCAATAAAACCGAAATTGGCCGTCAATCTTTTGGCGGTAATTCAAAAGTCACATCGCGCCACAGTGAAAGCCGCGTGCTTCATTTCAAGGATGCTGAATCATGGATGGAATATCAGTCTGAATTTGGCGGTATGCCGTTTGTAGACTTGGTGGAAGCGCATATTAACGGCTTGTCTAAAGATATTGCATTGGTTGAAAATCTTGGCAGCAGTCCTAGAAATTCCATGCGCATTTTGATGGATGCAGCAGAGCAAAAGGACTGGCAAAAGGGATTGGATGCAGACACCACAGCCAAATCACGCAAACGCGCACAAACCATGTTTGATGAGTTCACTGGTCAGAATACACCGCAATCCGAAGTGTTAGCTAATCTTGGTCTTGCATACCGATCTATGAACGTGGCATCTATGTTGGGTGGCACCACATTATCATCCGTTACCGATCAGGCCATGATTGCCAAAACTGCATCAGTGCATGGTATTGCTTTCCGCAAAACCTTTGGTGAATTGCTCACGCAGTTAAATCCAAAAAATAAAGAAGATCGGGAGTTGGCGCACAGCTTAGGTTTAGCCACCGAGGAAATGTTAGGCAGTATTGCGCGTTGGTCAGATGATGGATTGACTTCCGTGCATGGCAAGTCACAGAAGTTGGCGCGTGTATCCAGTGGTATTGCATCCCAAGTCATGCGAGTTTCAGGGCTGAATGCGCTCACTGCAGCCTCAAAAGTTGGCTTCTCTAAAATGCTCATGGAAAAGTACGGACGTTTAAGCCGTAGCAAGGCATGGGCTGATTTAGATGCTACAGATCGAGAGTTGATGGAGAAAACAGGGCTGTCTGAACGTGCTTGGGAAGTCATGCGTTTAGCTGATCCAGTTGTGGACCGTAAGGGTAATCAGTTGATGTCGGCACGTTCTATCTACCAAATTCCAGACGACAAGCTTTTAACTGCAATGGATAAGGATGTTAATCAACTGGTAAATGGTATTAATGACCAGATCAAAGAACTGAATGATCGAAATGCGTTAGATGATCAGCGTATTTTGAATCGTGAGCAAAAGCTAGATGATGTTAAGCGTAGTCTTTCACAGCGCCTGCTTGATTATGCAAACAGGAAAGATGCCCAAGCTCAAGCTGAAAAGCAGGCATTGCAGGATCGAATGGATCTGCTTGATGCACAGAAAGAGGCTGCAGCAGCTCAAGCTGATATGAATGCTTATATCCGTACAATTGAAAATCAGGAAGATCTGAAAGGTTTTATTGATGGCATTACGCAAGGCAAGACCATTGATAACCTGACAGACAAGGCAAAAAAACTAGGACGCACACTAGAGAGCCTAAACAATAGAGTTGAGCTAAAAACCACTAAATTGAATGAAAAGATCAAAGGTTTTGAAAAAGAGATTCAAGGTAAGTTTTCAGACTTCAATGACCTTTTAGGTAAGCGCCAGAAGTTTTCTAAAGAAAAATTGGCAGCGTATGAAAATAATTTATCAGAGCGTTTGAATCGGTATGCAACGCGCCGCGATGTAAAAGCACAGCGTGAATTTGAAGCACTAAACGAATTAAAAGAATTAGTGAGCTTGAAACAACAACAGCTTGAGACTGATTTTGAAATCAAAAAAGCAGTTGAACAGACGAGAATTAAAGGCAAGACTGATAAAAAAATTAATTCATCTGTCGCTCGGAACACTCGCATAAACTATAAAAGCGGTGAGGATCTAGGCCGTCGTTTGGGTAATGCTGAAAGAAGAATGGCAGAGATGCGCGCAAAAATGCGCGCAGCTGATAGTAGTGCAAATAAGTCTATTAATCAGAAGTTCAAGGATTTAGATAAACGCGTAAATGCCTTAGATGATGAGTTTATTGAATATCAGGCGAAAGTGGCAGAGCGTCAAACTAAGCGGCAGCACGTTATGGATAAGCTTGCAAACAGCATTGATGGGGAGAAAAAATTATTAGCACAAAAAATCCGTGACGAAGTTGCAAGTCAATTCCAAGCGCATTTACTGGATGAACAAGGCATGGCGGTGGTTGAAGCTGGCTTGCGTGAGCGTACATGGATGAGCGCAGGACAGAAAAAAGGCACAGGCATGGGTGAGATTATGAAATCCATGCTGCAATTTAAGTCTTTCCCTGCAGCGTTTTTAATGCGTCATGGTTCACGTGCAATGGCACAGGACGGTGTAAAGGGTAAAGCAGCTTATGGCATTTCACTATTTGCTATGACGACGCTACTTGGTGCTTTGGTGGTTCAGCTTAAAGAGCTTGCTAACGGTAACGATCCGCAAACCATGTGGGATAGTGACGACCCACAAAAGACAATGAATTTTCTTACACGCTCAGCCATTCAAGGCGGGGGTTTATCTATCCTTGGTGATATTCTTGTTGCTGGTACAGACACATCGGGGCGTAGTGCTACAGACTTTATGGTTGGCCCATTCGGTTCGGATGCTAAAGCTGTGCTCGGCTTAACTGTTGGTAACTTTACTCAATATTACGAAGATAAAGACACCAATGCAGCCAATGAAGCATTTCGCTTGGTAAAAGGTAAGATTCCAGCGCAAAACCTTTGGTACACCAAGGCTGCAACTAATCGCATGATTTTTGATGAAATGCAGGATATTATTGCACCAGGGTATCGTGAAAAATTATTACGCAAAGCTGAACGTGAGCATGATCGTACACGTTGGCTTGGTGATGATTGGGGTGATATTCAAATGCCAGATTTTGAAAAGATGATTCAGTAATACTTTACCCAACAAACCACAATTTTATCCCCCGTATATATGGCTTATATGCGGGGGATTTTTTATGTCGGATGTAAAGAAATTGCGTTTTTTAAAGCCTGAAACAGTAGAGAAATTAAAACTCTGTATGGAAATGGCAGGGTCAGACGCAGTTGATCTAATGACTGAAGCTTATGGTCAGGATGTTTTCGACAAGGCTGGTCGTGGCGATAAGGTCTGGTTATACAAAGGAGCAAAAGAAGCACTAACCTGCATGGAGAAACTAAACCGAGTCTTGCTTGATGATGAATTGTCAGCTGGTGACGGAAGTGATCGGAAGGTATCACCAGAGGCACAGGCAGAGGCCATTCTGGAAAGTGTGACTAAGAAACTGGAAGAACGCAAACAGCGTCCGAGCTAATACATGATCAAGGTCAGCTTTGCTGCTTTCTTTCTAGTCTATGCCGAGGCAATGGGCTGGGATGTGCCTGATTTTCATTTAGACGTCTGCGATTTTTTAGAGGACTACGGCACACTTGGGCTTTTAATGATGCCACGTGGTCACGGTAAATCTACGATTCTAGATATCTATAATGCATGGAAGTTATTCACTGATCGCAATCGATTGATTCTGCACCAAGGCGCAACCGATGGGGATGCTTCAAAGTGTAGCCGCGGTACTCAACAAGTCATTGAAAAACATCCATTGTGTCAATTGTTTGGCATATTTAAAGAACGTGGTGAGTTGCAAAAATGGTGGGTAACTGGATCGGAAGATGTGAGGCACGGCTCACTGCATGCGCGTGGAGTATTATCCAACGTGACTGGTGCGCGTGCGCATGAGATTCAAAACGATGATGTGGAAATGCCAGCCAACATCGGCACACCTGAAGCACGTGAAAAGCTGCGCTATCGTCTATCTGAGCAGACGCACATTCTTATACCAGGTGGACAAAAGCTATTTGTCGGCACACCGCATACCCATGATTCACTTTATACACAAGTGCAAAAGCAGGGTGCAAAATGCATGATTCTTAAAATGTTTGAAAAAGAAAAACGTTTTGAAAATACAGTGGAATGTATCGTTGATTTCAAGCCTGTGTACATATTCAGCGGCATTAGTAGCACAGCTAGACTATTAAAAGAAAAAGAAGATTATCTGGTTAGATCGAATGGTAATACTTGGACGATCATTTTCACTGAAAGCCATTACCTGATTGATGTCTATAGTGAATCACTATGGCCTGAACGTTTTACACCGCAAGTCATGGGAGAACGCCGCAGAGAGTGCCGAACATTAAACGAATGGGATTCACAGTACCAGATGCATGCCAAGCCTATTGGCGAAGTGCGCCTTGATCCCGACAAGATGATTCCTTATGACTGTGAGCCTGAATTAAAACGCGCTAATGGCCAATACATTATGATGCTGGGTGAGCGTCAAATTGTTGGTATTACGATGCGCTGGGACCCATCAAGCGGAAAACTTAAATCTGATATTTCATCGGTGGCATTGGTGCTGCATGATGACTTTGGTAATAAGTATTGGCATAGATCGGTAGCATTGACTGGTGATGTGGTCACACATGATCAGCATGGCAATATTGTTGGTGGTCAGGTATGGCAGCTGTGCGACCTGATTGATCAGTTTAATGTGCCGAGCCTAACGATAGAGACCAATGGCATTGGTAACTTTGCACCAGCAGCCTTAAAGGGCGCATTGAAAGCACGTCGCATGCGTTGTGGTGTAAAAGAACAGCACAGTACAGGTGCTAAAAATAAACGCATTCTAGAAGCATTGGAAGGGCCGTTAATGTCAGGTTTACTGTGGGTGCATACGTCTGTCATTGATACACCAGAAGAAGGCGAAAATAGCTCAAGACAATATAAAAATATGCGCATGTTCAACCCTGCAATCACAGAACAACCAGACGATGATCTTGATTCTTTAGCAGGTGCAATTACTGATTCACCTGAACGCGTAGGCAAAATACACAGACAAAATGAATCGAATGAAAGACCTAATTGGAGAACAAACGGTGGCGTGATTGAGGCCGCCTTAGACTTTGAGAATTAGGGGGTTTTATGGCTGTATCAGAACAAACGCCATATATTGAATATACTGCGAATGGCACCGCTACCAGCTTTGAATTGGAATTTGATTGTGATAATCGAGACCATTTAATTGTACTGGTTGATGATATAGAGCCAGTTGTGGGTGCGTGGTCATTAAGCAATGGCGCTGTGGTTTTTAATACTGCGCCTGAGAATGGTAAGAAGATTACCTTACAGCGCAATACACCATTCAGTCGCACTACAGATTACCAATCCTACAACAACTCATTCCGCCCACCAGCTGTGAATAAGGATTTTGACTGGATTTGGTTGAAGCTGCAAGAGCTTGGTGTTGCTGACTATTTACTTCGTCTTTATGTAGATCGATTACATGGAGAGCAAAAAACCTATATCGACCAAAAAGATACACAGCTTCAGGAGAACATCAGCAATCTTGCTTCTTATGTAGGTCAAAAAGATGTTGAGCTTCAGGGCAATATTGATAACCTAAAAGACTATGTTGACGATAAAGATGATGAGCTTAGGGCTTATTTACTCGCTGAAATTCAAGCCCAAGGTGTGGCACTAGATCAGTTAGATGAGTACTACAACTACTTGATGCAGCGATTGGCACAAATTGCAGTAGATGGTGGATGGGATTCATCTTTTGTCGTCCATAAAGATACTAACCAATATGAAATTAATGAGTTTGTTTACCCTAAGCTGCAACGCGAAAACATGTCAGTCTGGGATTTTTTTACAGATGTAGAATTAACATCATATAAAGCAGCGCCAACTACTTTTGATGCCTATCGACCTATACAAGAGTTCTTTGATTACATTGCAGCGAACGATGTCGGTACTGCGTACTGCAATGGCAGTTTTAGAACGTCGCAAGGCATTGTTTTTGGTGGTTCTGCTGGCTCAAAAACAAAAATGGTTATCGGCTACTTCACCATAACTGCTTTAAATGCTATTGATACAATGTTTACCGCATACACGGGTCAGTCTTTTGTGTGGAGTGGGTCTATTAATGCTCACGGCACAGGATCAGTATCTTACGCAAGCCGAACTTGTCGCGTTGGTATCAAGTGGGGTGGTGTCTACACAAGTTCTCGGAATGCTATTACAAACATAGTCGTGTCAAGATTTAGTCAGGTTGGACTTTCATGTAATAACCTGACAACACTTACTAATTTTGGAGATGTAAAAGCAAGCGATTGTGGTAGTGGTTGGGTTAGCGGTTCTTTATCGGCAAACTTTTCAAATCGTATAGATTCTGGATCGTCTGGGTCAACAAGTGCAAAATCTAAAATTACTGTTGATGTGCTGCCACCAGAAGTTTTAGAAACGCATTTACACGTCATTATTGGAGGTGAGTTATTTTTTGTTGATTCAGTTGATAGAGAGAATAAAACGCTTAACCTCAACACATGGTTTGATTTAACTTTGCAAACTGGAAGCCTACGCTATTTATTTGGAGCTGGCGTTCTTAGTAGTGGTGGAGATTCATCTGTAAATAAGTTTGCCAAAATTGATGCAACACGGTGTAGCTACGGATATTTATGTCAGTCATTGTACCCGCCTTTTGTTGATAACTTAGTTGGTCAATATTGCGGAGTTGTGTTCGGAATTGGTCAAAGTCCAGCAAGTGCAAGTCTTGGTGGAGCTATAGGAAACTTGTACTGTGAGGCTAGTGAGTTTGAGGTCGCAAGATTAACTCGTGCAGATTTAAGCTTCTCAATCCTATCGACTGGGCCATCCAACTTGTCACGCAGCACACGTGCAAACAATGGTAGGCTCAGTAGTAATACTAGTGGAATTACTACTGCTGCTTTCAAATCTCTAAGTATGGGGTACTATGGTAGTGTTCTTTCTTCAGAACAAGCGATATATGCGACAACAAACGGCTCTATAGATATTGTTAATCAGGATAGATCGCCTGTTAGGTATTTCACCAACAATTTAAATGTAAATATAGCAACCCCGAGATTGGACTTGATTCGATTATTTGCTTACGATTTTAGAAAACTTGTAGTTTTTGGAACATCATCAGCAAATAACTTCACGCCAACCACAGTTACATTTAATGCCCCATCAGGTTATACGGTGAACGGTCAAGCATCAGTCACTTTCACAAACTTCTCTTGTGTTGCGGAGTTTGATGTTGCGCTCTATAGGGGAACTACTGACTTTTTAGTTGCCTTAGTAGGAAATGTGATTAAACAAGCGACTGTGACATACGACCCGCCAAGTCTAGCAGCTGGTACTCGTGATGTAATTCAAACTATGACTGTGACAGGTGCGAATCTTGGTGACAATGTAAATATGTCATTCGATAAGGATCTGCAAGGCGTGAGTCTTATTGGTTATGTGAGCGCAGCAAATACTGTGTCTTACTATTTTGAAAACAGGACTGATGATACCGTTGATTTGGTAAGTGGTACAGTGAAAGCTAAAATTGTTTAAATGTGTAACCCCGACCTTATTTAAGATCGGGGTTTTTTTGTCATTAGATATAACGTTTTTATTTGTATAATGTATGCACTTTTTTTTCGTAAAATTCAAACAATGGAATTTAGACAAGATATACAAATATTAAGAGGGATGGCAGTTTTATTTGTTGTCCTGTTTCACTTAGAAATAGCCGGATTGTCCAGTGGTTTTTTGGGTGTAGATGTCTTTTTTGTGGTAAGCGGCTTCTTGATGGCCATCCTTTACAAACAAGGAGATATTAGAAAATTCTTTGAGCGTAGAGCAAAAAGACTATTACCTGCATACTTCGCTACAGTTGGCTTAACTCTCTTTGCATCTTTATTTTTGGTTTTGCCCTCTGAGTTAGGGCAGGTCGTGAGCCAATCAATATATAGTTTGTTTTTTGCAAATAATATTGGGTTTTGGATGCAAAACTCATATTTTACAAAGACCGATTTCAACCCACTACTTCATTTATGGTCGCTTGGGGTAGAAATCCAATTTTACTTGATTGTTCCATTATTAGTATGGTTTTTTAGAAAATCTAAAATTTTATTACCGCTGTTTCTTCTTGCGTCATTAGCTGCGTGTATTTTTATTGTTGGTATTTCACCTAAAACATCATTTTTTATGATGCCTTTAAGAATATGGGAGTTTTTAATTGGTTTCGCGGTTGCTACATTTTTCACAATTAATGGTAATTTAAAATACAAGAACCTTGAGGTGTGGGGGCTACTTGGCTTATTGGTCCTAACAGCCATCCCATTCATCAATGTTGATGGTCAGTCATTGAACAGAATGTACGGCCACCCTAGTTTTTATGCATTATTGGTATGTTTGGCAACCGCTTTTATTATTGTTTTTGGGCTTCCAAAGAGAATTATTAATTCTTTTCTTGGTAAGTGTTTAGCTAATGTTGGTAATTATTCATACTCAATATATTTAGTTCATTTCCCAATTATTGTTTTGTATTTATATGAGCCATTTTCAGGAACAAAACTATACCCAGAAAGCTATACCGATAAAATTATTTTATTAATACTTATAGCTCTCGCATCAATATTGATGCACAAATTTGTAGAGGTACGTAGATTCAATAAAATAGGGAGAGTCTATTTAATATCATTTATTGCGATATTGTGCTTAACAGGAATGACAAAGATTACGTCTAAGTTTTATAGTGAGGAGCAGCGAAATATTTTTAATGGATTGCGTGATCGTGCAACTTATAGATGCGGGAAAATTATGCGTATCACTAATCCTGGGGAAATTAGCTGCAAACTAAACTCTAGCAAGCATGAAAATTCAGTATTATTAATAGGAAATAGCCATGCTGATTCCATTAAAACAGTGTTTACATCAGTAATGGATTTGCATAAGTACAACACGTACTTTTTTGTGAACAATACTCCAATGATGGGTGGTGTTTTACCACCTAAAGAAATTATTAATGAGGCCCTTGAAAAGAAAATCTCTTGGATATTTCTTCATTATAAATCTGGTGGTTTAGATTTAAATAAATTAGAGGATTTGGTTCAACGAAGCAACCAGGAAAATATTAAGGTAACCGTGATACTTCCTGTGCCTATGTATGAATATAGCAAGTATTATGAATCATCAATCCCTAAGGCATTGTTTAAGAATAAAGTTTCAACTCTTACCCATGCTCAATATGTATCAAGAAATAAAGATGTGATTGGTAGTGTTAAAAAGTTACAGTTAAAATTTTCGAACTTTAATTATTTAGAAACTGCTCCAACATTCTGTAATCCGATATGTGCTATTAGTACGGTTGACAAAAAACCATATTATTTTGATGATGATCATTTGACTATTACAGGGGCTGAAATACTAAGGCCAACATTCGAAAGCATGTTTAAGTATTAACACCCAACAAACCACATCCAACCCTGATCTTTAATTAGATCAGGGTTTTTTATTACCAAAATTTAGGGGGCGCAAGTGAATGAGCCGAGTGCATCACTTTGGAAAAAATTAAATGAGGTGTCGGATCGGCTGCAACGCGTATCCGAACAATTGATTGAAGCAAATGCGATTAACAAAAGTTATCACCAAGCACTAGAGCAACAGCGCATTAAAGTTGAAGTGCTAGAGCAAGACAATCACAAAGCGCAGGGTGCAATTGGAATGCTCAAATGGGGCTTAGGGGTTCTTATTAGCATCGCAATTTCAGGCGGCAGCTGGGCTGTAACTTCTATTAATCAACTTAAACAAGATGTAGCCATTGTTCAAAGTCAGCGAGAGGATAAAAAACAATGAAATTTATTCAAGAAAGCGCGTGGCAATATTTGTCTGTAAAACTTCCAGCTTGGGGGGCATTTATTTTTGGTGTGTTGCCTGTGCTAATTCAAGAAGGTGTGAACACTCAGTTGATAGCACCGCAGTATCACGCCATGCTTTTAACTGTAGTTTTGCCTGCACTAGCATTGTTCGGCAAAAAAAAATATCAGCCTGAATTACATCCTGAACCAACCGTTTTAGGCTTCGCAAATCTTCCAGTTGATTCGATTACTTTTGATGAAGCGTTTAAGCGATTAATCGGGCATGAAGGTGGTTACAGTACAGATCGTCGTGATCCAGGCAACTGGACTGGCGGGCGTGTTGGTGTAGGCACCTTAAAAGGCACTAAGTTTGGCTTAGCTGCAAATACATACCCTAATCTTGATATTAAAAATCTCACACTGGCGCAGGCTAAATCGATTTATAAAAAAGATTGGTGGGACAAGCTTGGGGCAGATGGTATGCACTCGGCAATCGTATTCCAGCTTTGGGACTTTGCGATTAATGCAGGGAAAAGTCGAGCGATTAAAGAATTACAGCAGGCAGTTGGTGTGCCTGCGGACGGCATCATTGGGCCACAAACTTTAGCAGCTGTGAATGCGCATGACTTGAACGATGTAATTTTAAGTTTAACCGCAGAGCGTTTGAAGTTTTACACCAGCCTGAGCACATTCAAAACATACGGCAAAGGCTGGACTAATCGGGTAGCAGACAACTTGAAGTACGCGGCTCAGGATAATTAAAAAAGCTCTCATTTGAGGGCTTTGGCGCAAACCCTACGCAGCGCGGCGTGTTGGGGTTTGCTGTTTTAGAATACATTAAATTAATTGTGTGGATAACCTACCTTTTTATGAGCATACGAATCACGCACAAAGAAACGGAAATGGGGATTGATTTTTATTTATGCGTTACAGTTTGCGTTACACATACTTTTATTAGTTTATTATTTAATATAAATCAACAATATAAGAATTATATTATATGCACGCTGAGCGCACCATTTCCTTGTTTGATCACATCCGAATTAATCCTAATATTATTAAAAATTAATAACTTATATCTACTTATTGTCCGATAATGTCCGAGGGCGTTTTAGGATACCGTAATTTTTTACGGTATTTTTTACGGTACATTCCATTTCTGACAAAAATATACCGTAAAAATGCCTAAATTAGTTATCAGTCTGACTGACTCAAAAATTAAGTCTGCAATATCAATGCAAAAGAAATCATTTGAAAAGAATATTAAGCTTTCAGATGGTGGTGGCCTTTATCTATTGTTAGATAGAAAAGGTGGGGCATATTGGCGTTTTGATTATATTCGCCCAATCTCTAAGAAAAGAGCCACTATAGCTATCGGTATTTATCCAAGTTGTACATTGGCCAGAGCTCGCGCAAAACGAAGTGAGTTTAGAGAACTGCTTGCGCAGAATATTGACCCAGCAATTCAAAAGCAAGATAAACAGTCCCAATGTCGAAATAATAGTTTTAGATCAGTAGCAGATGAATTCCGTAAGACTGAAGAGCTGGAACCAAGTACACAACGTCGGAATCAGTTTATCTGGGATAAGCTTTATGTTGCTATTGGTGAGTTCCCCATTGATTCGATAACAGCCACTCAAATTTTGGAAGTATGCCGTCTTTATGAAAGACAAGGTAAGACTGACTCAGCAAAGCGAATGAGAAGTAAAGCATCTCAGGTGTTTCGTTATGCGATTGCTTTGGGTTTATGTCAATTTAACGTTGCTGACCAAATTAGCGGTATTTTGAAGGTGGGTAAAACTAAGCATCGAGCGGCTATTACTGATGAGCAAAAGCTAGGACAACTATTAAAGAATATTAATACACATGCAGGTCGTGGGGATATTGCTATTGATTATGCAGTCAAAATCTTACCCCATGTATTTGTGCGTCCTGGAGAATTACGTGCAGCAAAATGGGCAGATATCGATTTTAAAAATAGAACATGGAGTTATACACCGCCTAAGACCAAAAATCAGACAGCCCTACAACATATTGTTCCTTTGTCTGATCAAGTCTTGAAGCTGTTCCAAGAATTGTATTGCATTACTGGATATACCGAATATTGTTTTGTGTCTATGCGAGATAAAACGAAAACCATCAGTGAATCAACTATTAATAAACGATTGAAACAATATGGTTTTGAAAATGGTGAGACAACAGGGCATGGCTTTAGAGCTACGGCAAGAACTTTATTAGATGAAGTTCTAAAATTTCCTATTGAACGTATAGAGCAACAACTTGCACATCAGGTTCGCGATATGCATGGTCGAGCGTACAACCGTACTAAGTATTTGGAGGAGCGTTCAGTGATGATGCAAGCATGGTCTGATTATTTGGATCAATTAACGCATAAAAATGTAGAGTAATTAATTTAATAAATATTAGTAAGTTATAGTTTCAGTTAAGTTGACGCCACCTCCACCAAAATTCTTTCCGAAGTAATCCATCGGAATCTAAAAAAGCCTTTAAACTCAATGTTTAAAGGCTTTTTTATTGGCTGTATTGTCCGACTCTGTCCTAAGCTGTTTGACCCTATTTTTGCTTTATTAGGGTCAAAATTGGGACAATTTGACCCACTAAATAAGTTTAATTATGTGGGACAAAGATATGTCGCTTACTGATGTGCTGTGTAAAAAAGCATTACCGCAGGAAAAACAGTACCGCCTTTCTGATATTAATGGTCTGTCTTTACGAGTCGATCCGAATGGCAAAAAATATTGGTCTATCAGATACACGGAAAATGGACAAAGGAAGTCCAAAGCATTAGGTATCTATCCTGAGCTAAGTTTAAAGCGTGCAAGGGAGATCGCGCTTGATCTGAGATATAAACTCAAAAATACAACTGAGGTCGAGCAGGAGCAGCCTTATTTTAAGGAAGTCGCAGAGGATTGGTTCAATAATCAAAAAGAAACCTGGTCATCCAAACATATTAGTAATGTTCGAGCTTCCTTGGATGAGCTTTATATTGCTCTTGCTAATAAGCGTATTAATCAGATTCAGGCACCTGAGATTCTGCAGATCATTAAGAAAATTGAGGCAAGAGGCTCGCTTGAAATTGCAAAACGTACCTTATCTCGTTGCGGCATGGTCATGAAATACGCTATTGCCCATGGATACCGCTATGACAACCCGGCAGGTGATTTAGTTTATGCCCTCAAGAATAAACGGGTCAAAAACTTAGCTTCGCTTTCGGCCTCTGAAATGCCTGAATTTTTAAGAAAGGTAAGAGCATACCCAAGTGATGCTCAGACACATCATGCGATTATTCTGATTATGCTGACAGGCGTTCGGGTTAGTGAGTTGCTGCAAGCACGCTGGGAAGAATTTGATCTGGAAGGACGTAAGTGGGATATCCCTGAAGAGCGTATGAAGAACCGTCTTCCGCATCGTGTACCGTTGACGGACATGATTATTGCTGAGCTAAAGGCTTTGAGGCTTACTCATAATCAGGAACTGTTATTTCCACATCGTTTAAATAACAAAGAATCAATGCGTAGTGAGTCTATTTTGGCTGTGATCAAACGTTCAGGCTATACGGGACGAATGACCACACATGGTTTTAGATCTCTATTCAGTACTGTCGTAAATGAATCGAATCTGTTTAATCCAGATGCCATTGAGCGCCAGCTTGCTCATGTGCCGCAAAATAGAATTCGCTCGGCCTATAACCGAGCGCAATATTGGGATGAAAGGGTAAGGTTGATGGAGTGGTACGGGGAGCAGGTGAGGGAATGGATGGCTCAGTAAAGAGCCCTCCCTTCATCATCACACATTTCAAGTAAATACGATTCATTAATTAATTCTTCAAGTATTTCGCTCTCACTCTTGTTTTTAAAGAGCGCAAGTTTTTTTAGATTTCTTTTCGCTTGTTTTGTGAGAGGTAAGTGGTGTTTTGTCTTGGTTTTTCCCGCATCTCTAAATTTTTGTTGGCTCCACGATTTTGACATTCTTTGAAGTAATAGTTTTTTTTCTTTTGTATCAAGGGATAGGGAGTCTAAAGAGGAGGTAATAATAATAGATGGTTGATCCCTTAAGCTAAAATTTCCCAAAAATAAACTTAGTAGCAAGTTTTTAGATTCGAGATATTTAATGATCCAACTTGTCTGGTGTGAATTTTTAAAATCTATCCATTTAAGATCATTTTCAGGGGTGGCGTTGTGTTGGTAGTTGTGCATGTACATGAATAAAAAATTTATTTTCTCTCTAATCGATTTGTTAATGGTATCTATCGTAAATTGCAAATACTCGTATAGATTCGTGTTTGGTAATCCTTTAGTTCCCTCAGGTAAATGCTTATGTAATAAAAAGACTATTTGTCTTAAATCATTAGACTGAAGATGGTTAAAGCATTCTTCATCAATCAAATTTTCCATTAGTATTGAATTTAATTTATTCAGATCAATTTCAAAAAAATCAATTTGATTTCTTAATTGAGATATTTTTACGTGTTTATTTAAGTTGTTGATAAATATAAATTGATCTTTGTTACAGATTTTCAAGTTATAGCATAAAAAGTTAAGTTGCCTATTTGAGCATTCATATAACTTTTTTTCCAATAGGTCTGAATACTTAAAGTGCACTGCCATGATACAAAATTCCTTGTTGATAATGATACTTTTATCCTTTTTTTTAAAAAAAATAAAGATATTTAAGGAATATTTAAATATTATTTTGGTGATATTTTAGTGATATTTTAGTGATATTTTAGTGATATTTTAGTGATATTTTAGTGATATTTTAATTATCTATTTAATATTAAATCAAATACTTATGTTATTTTTTTATTTTTTTGGGTAAGCATCCGGCTAACACAGCCTTACCAAGCGATCCTATAAGCCTTAATTTAGTCCCCACCTAAAAACAAGTGGGGACTTAATCCATGAACACGGATATATATTCAGCAACACCTCCTGTTGCTAAAAAACGCAGAACATACAGCAAAGAATTCAAACTCAGTATTGTCAATGCCTGCAAAAATCCTAATACCTCGATCGCTTCGGTCGCACTGCAACCTAGTATTAATGCCAACCTTGTCAGTCGTTGGATCAGGATCTTCAGCCATCATGATGGTGCCGTGCAGGATCCTACTCATGTGAATCCAGCATTTATTGCTTTGCCTTACACTGCTGCAATCAGCCAACCTATTGATGAGAGGATCACGTTGTGTATCACCGTGCCTCATACGAATAATGATATTCAGCTAAAATGGCAGACATCAGAAATACCTGTCTTGGCAGAATTACTCAAGGCACTGGCAACATGATCCGCATTGATGAAATCTGGTTGTCTACTCAGCCCATGGACATGCGTGCAGGTATGGATACGACCATGGCTCAGGTGGTGAGAGCCTTTGGCTACATCAAACCATAATGTGCCTACCTTGTTTTGTAATAAGCATGACTATCATATGAAAGTCGTGGTGCATGATGGACAGGGGGCTGGCTGTGTGCCTGGCTGCTAGTTACTAGAATAAAGTAAATTTCACTGGGCTAAAGTTCACCAGATTGAAATAGTGGCGATTAGCTCGGAGCAGTTACAGCCCTTGATCCAGGGGTTGCTCTGGCAGAGAATCGCATTACAGCGGAGGGTGAATATGCTCTAAATCAGTCTATTCAGCCGTCCTCCAAACCTTCTATCTGCCAAACAATGCGGTCACTACTGGGTCTGCCTTAAATCGGTCATCAAAGAAATGGCACAGCCGCTATATTCTGAAGCTAAGTCATCGGGTATGGAAGCGTCCGCTAATATTTAGATCTACTACTTGTACTACGCAAAGGAGTACGTAATTTTTGAATATTAAGGAGGGTATAACCGGGTGCTGAATTGCGCCTTCGTAGAGATTAGGCTGTGTGCTGGAAAGCTCATATGCATGGTTCCTAGGTTCGCGTAGGTAATTACGTCTGATGATCTAACGATCAGATACGTCCCTGTTGCTCTGCATTAACTGCAGCTCATGGGGCATAGAACTAGTTGTTTGTTGCTCACTACAAAGTGGTCAGCTAGTGGCGAATATCATGACCTTGATTCAGTCAGTAAAACTGAATGGGCTAAGTCCCTATGCCTATTTAAGTGATGCGTTGAAAAGGTTGCGTACACATAATTGGCAACTATTTTGACACCACATGAGGTTAACCAAACGCTTGTCTTAAAAAGTTAACTTTAGCTTCAAAAAAATTATGAATGACAAGGATGAGCTGGGTTGCCTTTCTTTTGATCGTTGGCCACCCCGTGTTCTTAAGCTATTCTCTTAATGGGTTTTTATAATTATATATTTAATTTAATAAGAATTTAAAAATATCTAATCTATTCATTTTCTTACATAGAGCTTTACCATTGAACTGGTCTCACTGCTTATGGCTAGCAGTGATAGATAAGAAGCTCATAAAAAAATACATAGCATGCTTAGGTATGATTAATAACCTAAGCGTGATGAGCATGTTTGATACTTCATTATTTTACAATGAGTCCTATGTGATGACTCAAATTGATCTTTTTATAAGAAAAATCCCTTACCAAGGGATTTTGTTAAAAGAGTTCAGGAAAACTCTGTCTGAATTAATTGTACCCTTTAAATTTCATGATAAGCCAGGACTATCTTATTGCCTATCTATTCGAATATTTTCTGATATAGTTGCTTTAATTGATAGGAGGTTAGAAGCAGATGGGTTTGGTATAAATTATAATATAATTATATACTTAGATGATAATTTAACTAAAGCTCTTATTGGGATTATAAAGGACCAAGGATCTGCGCTGAAGGCAGATACAGAAAAGTTAAAAAGACAGGAAGTCTTGAACCGTGAGTCTTTAAAAGAATATGTAAATCAACTCACACAGCATTATGCAAAATTACTTTTTGTGAGAGTGGATCTTTATTTTGATGAGGAGGGAGCAATAGACGTATCAATGGTTGAATATGCTCAATATATGAAAACCTTGAGAAATAGAATATCCAATAAGGATGGTTGTTTTTCTGATTTACAGGGATATGCCTGGGCAGTAGAGCAAGGCGAGCAGCGAGGATACCACAGCCATTTACTTCTTATCTACGATGGTCACAAGCATCAAAATGACTGCTACTTAGGTTTAGAAGTGGGTGAGTGTTGGCAGAAGCTTCTCAATGGAAAAGGGACTTTTTTTACATCCAACCATCCGGATTATAAAGCCAAATTTAGAGATGTTGGTTCTTTGGGAGTGGGAATGATTCATCGTAATAATGCCAGGGAAGTAGCTAATGCAATCAATGCGGCAATGTATCTCGTGAATCCTGAGAAAACCAATCAATTTTTAAAAGTCAAATTACCTAAAATGAAAACATTTGGGACAGGTCAATTTAATGTTAGCTGGAGAAGAGGAATCTAAAGCTAAATTATTTCAAATATATAACATCACTATGAATGTCATGGCTCTTTTACTTTGAGCTATTAAATCAATGAATTTTAAGCCTGTTTTCAAAAGCAGGCTTTTTCGTTATTTGGAGCTATATATTATGAAACAATGCCCATCTTGTAATTCTAGTCAGATCAGCTTGATTGGGATCAAGTCACGAGTGCCAGCAGTATCCGATGTTTCAACTTTACTGACTTCTCCTACCACAATGTCAGCATTAGGGGTAAACCTAATTCGTTCAACCAATCTACCCCCAGTTATTGGGGCAATTGCAGGGATCGTTATTAGCGGGGTGTTTATGGCGTTAACGAATGATGAAACTAATCAGCCTATGTACTATTGCCATTCATGTAAAAACCATTTTGATGCCAATTTACGTCAATCCCTTCAAGTCTATAACAGATATTAAAAGGAGACTAACTATGGCACATCAACTTGAACAAATGGCGTATGTCGGTCAAACTCCTTGGCATGGTCTAGGGAATCAACTCACTCAAAATCAGCCGATTGAAGTCTGGGCAAAACAGGCAGGCATGGACTGGCGAATTGAATCTTCCGATGTCAGCTACATGGCACAGAATGAACGTGGGCAGAGCATCATTATGCCCTATGAAGAACAGCGAGTACTGTATCGTTCCGATACTCATGCACCCTTGTCTGTGGTCAGTCAGCGTTATCAGGAAGTCCAGCCGATGGAGATTCTGGAGTTCTACCGGGATTTGACTGAGCAATCCGGCTTTGAGTTGGAAACAGCGGGTGTACTGAAAGGCGGGAAGAAGTTCTGGGCATTGGCCCGTACCGGACAAAGCACAGCACTCAAGGGTAAGGATGTCAGCAATGGCTATATTCTGCTGGCGACTGCCTGTGACGGTACACTTGCCACTACAGCACAGTTCACCAATATTAGGGTTGTATGCAATAACACCTTAGCCATTGCCCTACGTGGACAAAGCAGCAGTGCAGGTGTAGTCAAAGTGCCACACAGCACTAAGTTTGATGCGGATAAGGTCAAACAACAATTGGGCATCTCAGTTCGTGCATGGGATGAACACATGTATGAGATGAAGCAGCTGAGTCAACGTAAAGTCACTCAAGGTGAGGCAGCAGCTTTCTTTGATGCAGTGTTCAACAATACCAGCATGAGTGTTGCCGATCAGGAGGAGAACATCATTCAGTTCTATCGGAATATGGCTACTCCAACTCCAGTCAAAGAAAAGCCTGAACCGAATGGACGTGCCATGGCTAAAGTCATGGACATGTTTAATGGACAAGGCCGTGGTGCAGAACTCAGCTCAGCCAAAGATACTGCCTATGGTTTGCTGTGTTCAATCACCGAGTTTGCTGACCATGAACGTCGTGCCATGAGTACCGATCACCGCCTCGATTCAGCCTGGTTTGGTGCAGGTGCTGCGTTAAAGCAGCGTGGACTAGAACAGGCGCTTCGCTTAGTGGTTTAAGTTTCATTTAAGCCAGTGCTATTACAATAATGGTCAAGGGTCATGCAGATGATCCTTCTCCAGTGAAACCCCCTTTTGCCACATCTCCAGATGTGGCTTTTTTTATGCCGAAAATTTTACAGACCTCACTATTTATAAGGATCAAAGCATGAATCAGATTGCACCGATAAATACCTCTCAACTCCCTCATTTCCCAATTCCGAATGAGATGAATGAATCAAATACCGTAGCTAAACGAACAGCGACAGCCAAACGTTTAGCCAATACTAAAAATATGGATTACCAAGAATGGCTAGAAGTGCGTAAGCAAGGGATTGGCAGTAGTGATGCCGCAACCGCATGTGGATTGAATCCCTACATGTCGATGCTGGAACTGTGGATGATTAAAACTGGTCGAACTCAGCAGAATGTTGATGATGACAGCTCAGGCGTTGCACCGTTGTACTGGGGCAAACAGTTAGAGCCACTGGTAGCGGAGTACTACAGCTTGCATACCAATAATAAAGTGAGACGAGTCAATGCCGTGCTTCAGCATCCTGATCCTGATAAACACTTTATGTTAGCCAATCTGGATTACACGGTGGTCGGTAGTGAGGACGTTCAGATCCTGGAATGCAAAACCGCAGGTGAGCATGGAGCAAAATTGTGGCGAGATGGTGTGCCTTTATACGTGTTGTGTCAGGTGCAACACCAACTTGCGGTAACAGGCAAACAGGCAGCGCATGTTTGTGTCTTGATCTGTGGGCATGAAACCAAGATCTTCAAAGTGACACGATCAGAATCCGTGATTGAACATATTGTTCAAGCAGAACGATATTTCTGGGAATGCGTGGAAAAGGATACACCACCATCCGTGGATGCAAGTGAATCCGCAGCTAAAGCGATTCAACAACTTTATCCAGCGCATGTACCTTTAACCGTAGAGGATCTCTCGCAAAATGAAAATGCCAATTTGATGTTCGACCAGCTCATCAAAATGAAAGAAGAGATTCAGCATAAGCAGGAACGCTTTGACCAACTGAAGCATCAAATCCAAATGCTGATGAAAGATGCTGAACGAGCCACCTTTGCTCATGGTTCTGTGGTGTGGAAGAAAGCCAAGGACTCCATCAGTCTGAATACCAAGGCATTGCTTCAGCACCAGCCTGAACTCATTGAGCTTTATCCACTTCAGAAGCAAGGCGGTCGTAGATTCAACATCTATACCGACTAGCCTGTTTCAGCCCATTTAAATAGCGATTCGCAAAAACCCCTCCCCGCCCTCCATTCGCTAGGAATAGAGGGCGGGGAGCGGCTTTTGTAGCGAGCTATATACATATTTATTTAATCAGGTGATCTACATAAATCTGGATGATCTTTACAAAATCAAATTGAGGAAAATAAAATGATTAAAGGTTTAGCGATTACACCACCAGCTCTAGGGCGTATCAGTATTGGTCGGGTAGTAGAAAAGAATGGCAAGCGCCTACCTGAAAAGGATGATCAGTTCACCATTACTTCCCAGATCCAAAGCAAAGAGGGATGGGTCAAACATCCATTAGATGAACAGCTTCGAGCCAGTACGCCGAATCAAAAGCTACGCTCAATCCCCGTCAGAATGATCTTTAATGATCCAGATTTAAACCTACGTGCAGAATATAGCTTGTTTGATCGACAGACTGGCCGTCCAGTATGTGTCGGCAACGGTGAAACATGCCAGCGTTTAACCAATCAAGGCGTAGAACAACATCCCTGTCCATCACCAGATTTATGTCCGTTGGCTCAAGGAGGTAACTGCAAGCCTTATGGACGCTTGCATGTGAATTTAGATGACTCGGATGAGTTTGGCACCTTCATCTTTAGAACCACAGGATTTAACAGTATTCGGACTTTGGCTGCACGGCTGAGTTATTACCACGCAGCTTCAGGAGGTTTACTCTCTTGCCTGCCTTTGCAACTGACTTTAAGAGGCAAAAGCACCACACAAAGCTATCGTCAGCCGGTGTATTACGTGGATCTAATTTTAAGGGATGGGATTAGTCTCAATGATGCCATTACTCAAGCCAAGCAAATTGATGAACAGAGCAAGCAGGCAGGGTTTTATCAGGAGGCTGTAGATCATATCGCCAGACGAGGTTTTGCCAATGCAAGGTTTGAAACGGATATAGAGGAAGGGTTAGATGTACTGGAGGAATACTACCCTGAACAAGAACAGAACCGGGCGGTGGAGCAACAAGCTTCGCCTGAAGGGTTTGTTCAGGATATTCAGCAGGGGCTGCAGCAGAGTGTAAGAGCTGTGAATTAAGCTAGAGGAGAGAAGATATCTAACGTTAAATTTTACAGACCAGCTCTATTATTTGAGCGAATAGCCGCTCGCATCAATGATTAGGAGCTAGCCTCATGAATGCGTTTATCGGTCAAACATTTCAAATGAATCAACTCATCAGTATTAAGCAGGTCGTAGAATTTGTCGGTGTGGGGCGTTCTACCATCTACGAGATGATGGATGAAAACTCACCTTATTACGATCCAACTTTTCCAAAGAAAGTTAAAATTACTCAAAATCGTATCGGCTGGTCAGCTTATGAGATCCATCAATGGATTGAAAGTAAGTTGGCGAGTCGAGAATAAGGGATGCTCTTAGCTCCCTTATTTTTTTGTTTTCTTGTAGACTGAAAATGTCTTTTAGCCTAAGTGTCCGTAATGAAAACAATAGACTACTATAATAAGCATGCAGAAGAATTTACAGCTTCAACGTTTGAAGTTGATATGGAAAGCCTATATCAGCCATTTTTAGCTGAGTTGCTCGAAGGTGCTCGGATTCTTGACGTTGGTTGTGGCTCAGGACGAGATACTCTTGCTTTTAAAAACAAAGGCTATCAGGTCGATGCAATAGACTATTCAGAAGAACTCGTTAAAAAAGCATCTCGACTTACAGGTATTCCTATTAAGTTGAAGAGCTTTTATGAGGTTGATGACTATGAAGCTTATGATGGAATTTGGGCGTGCGCATCGTTGTTGCATTGTGAGCGTACTCGTTTAAAAGAAGTGATAGGAAAACTGGTGAGTGCACTAAAGCCAAATGGTGTGCTTTATATGTCTTTCAAATATGGCAACGGCGATAGACAGAAGGATGGGCGGCAATTTACTGATTTAGATGAAGCTCAAGCAAATGATTTACTTGAGCAGTTTGATAATGTTCAACAGATACAGCAATGGATCACGGTAGATCAGCGACCTGATAGACAAGAAAAATGGCTCAATCTGATTTGGAAAAAATATGGCTGATTTTATTCCTACGGCGCAGGAACAGCTCAAGTTTCTTAAAAATATTCAGCTGATTTTGCAGTCGGGTAGTTTTAGTAGCACCTATAAATTTGCATTGCTGATTAGCCTAAGCCGATTAGCTATTGAAAAAGGTGAAGATTCAGGTGAAAGTCTATCACTCGAATATACGGATATTGCTGAGAAGTTTATCGAGCTATATTGGAAGCAAGCAGTGCCATATACCTTTAATGATGAAGGCCAACTCATCTTAAATCAGAATAATGGTAAGCAAGCAGCGATTGTAAATCGAATCATTGGGCTTCGTCAGAGTTACTCATCCCTTGGATTGTTAAGACGAGATTCATTGGTGTGGTTGAAGCTAGTTAAAGATGTCGCTCGCACTGTAAAAGACATGCCAGTCCGCTACTTGCAAAACATCAATGGTCAAAATTTTGAGTTTTTATATCAACTTGATCGGTGTGGAAAGCAACTTATTCTTCTACCGCAAGTCATGTTTTGCTTAAGGCAATTCAGTGAGATCATTGAAGAACTTTGTCAGAAACGTTGGATTGACTATATCCGTAAGAACAGCAGCAATGCACCTATTTTGAATCAGTTGCCGAATCTTGAACAATTCATGTTTGAGCCGAGTCGGAACCAATTAAATGCTGTGGCTAATGTGTTGGTCGAGCTACAGGACTGTAAATGCTTCTACTGCAACAAGCCGATGAGAAAAGGCAATTATGCTGTTGATCATTTTATCCCTTGGTCTATGTATCCATCGGACACAGGGCATAATTTTGTATTGGCAGATTCAAGCTGTAATTCTAAGAAAAGTAATCTACTTGCATCTGATGAGTTTTTGCATAAGTGGAAAGATCGAAATGAAGATCAAGATTTGATTATTGTGGATCGAATTTCTGTATTGGGATTTCTGACTGTTAAAGATCGTTCGCATAAGGTAGCAGAGTGGGCGTATGCGCAGGGGAAAGAAAATAATTATTTAATGTGGATGGGTTAA